CGGAAATGATTGGAGGTGTGATAACGCAAGTGGTTGCATTGGTCACGCTCACAACACGGAAAGTCTTGGAGAATCCAGTACCTTGTTTGGTGATGTGATGGACAGCCTCAACGCCTTCGATCTCGATGGGTGTTCCTGCTGGCAAGTCGGTAGTGCTGGACACGGTAATCGTTTGGAAACGATTGTCCACGTTGGCAGTTTCACCAGTTACCGCAGTTGAGGTGGCAACAGGCACATAGTAGTTATTTGCCGAAGCCAAAGTGCTCATCGTTGGGTCAGAACCAGTTGCCGCTGCAATGCGGTTTGCGTAGTCCAGTTTGTAGGTCTCAAAACCTGCGACCATACCAACGTAAGAACGCTCAAACGCATTGTTTGACTTGTTACCAGCAAAACTGCGAGATGCAGTTCCTGACAAAGCAGTACCACCAGCAATATTGCCAGCGATGCCGTTGTAGTCACGGCTGGACAATGCCAAGTAACGGTCAAAGGCTTGTACGCCTTGCTCGTTCATGATGCTGTCGCACAAAGCGATATCGTCATAGTCACCAGCGGCTGTGCTGACAGTGACCACCAACGAACCGAGGTTTGCGGCAGTGTTCATGATGGCGATGTTGATGTCGGATGCCAATTTCTGCTTTGCGGCTTCGCCCAAGCGACCCTCTTGCAGTGCATCACGCAATTCCAAAGCGTCCAGAATGAACGGCACAGACTTTTGAAAGCCGAGTGTCGCTGGGACTGAAAGCTGGGTGTATGCGCCAAAGTTGCCAGTCTGGTCCATGCCATCATACGACTGTGCGATGTAAGGCTGTGGACGATAGATGACGTTGTTAGTGCGTTCCATCATCGAGCCATCTGTGTTGTAGATGGACACGTTGCGGGACAGCACTAAAGCATCGTTAAAGCCTTCGAGGATGTCCTCGAACGCTACGCGCTCTTCTTTACTGAATGAATTGCTCATGGAAAACTCCTAATTGGTTTATTTAGTAGCTGATCGTTTTTGCGCTTTGTAGGCAATGACTTTCGTCATGTTGCCAGTACGAGCCGCATCTTCTCTCAGCCGTTCAAGTGTTGAGTCCACCGCACCAGAGGAACGCCCAGTTCCTGTAACGATTCTTTCGGGTGCGGGTGCTTGCCTGCGATTTGTAACTTTCAAGTCTTTCTCCAGTTTTGCTACCGCAAAGGCAAACTTTACGGGGTCTTTGATTTCAGCCAACTCTTTAGCCTTTGCCGGGTTCTTTCCGAGTGCGTAAACAACGAGTGCAGGGTTATCTGCACCTTGCAGCAAAACGCCTTGCTGGGTGATAGAAAAAACTTGTTGAGCAACTTCTTCAGCATCTTCAAAGTCTTTCACTCTTAGCTCGGCTTTCGCCTTGCCGTAACCATCCAACTTGGCTTGCCATGCTTTCTGCTGGTTCATAACTTCAGCTTCTTGCTTGGCGTTAGCATCATCAGCCTGTCGCTTGCGCTCAAACCAATTTGCCAATGCTTCCTCGTACTTGTCAGCGTCATAGTCGTGATCTTCTAGCTTGGGCTTATTACCTATCACCACTGGCTTGGTCTCAGGTGGTGCGGCTTGTAGCCTGCCTTGCAATTCACGATTCTGCCGTTGCAGTTCTCGGTTCGTCTTACGCAACTCTTTTACCCATTCAGGCGCAGGAGTATGTTCTTCGGGAGGTGGCGCTTCCTCACCAATGCTGACAACAACTTCTTCGGTATCTTCTGGTTCAATCTCTTCAACGGGTTCGTTGACTTCGATTTCCTCTTCTTCTACTTCTGGTTCATTATCTTCAATTACTGCCTTTTGATTCATCTTTGACCCCATTCAACTCACCCACTTTGAACGGCTGGGTGGTAACCGTTGTTTTGATTGTCGTACTTTTTTTCTTACCTGACAACAGGCTGAACAATCTGCCCTTGCAGAATTTGCTGAACAGCCTCGGTATTTGTCAATGCCATGTTTTGTGCGTTCTCTTGGACTTTGCCCAAAGTTTCCAGCGTCTGAGCACGTTTAAGCTCTGCCGCCGCCACAGTTTCCACAGTATCCGCTCTGGCTTTGGCTGCTTTGGCGATTGCTTCTTCAGCCGCCGCTTGCAAGAATACAGCGTTCGGGTCTTGGGTCTGCCCTTGCATCTCGGCCATCATTTCCTGTGCTTCTTGTTCGGTTGCCTGAACAACACCCATACGCAGTAACTTCTTGCGGAAATAAGCATTTGCATCTCCAACGCCCTCGCCTTCCATGTTCATCATGGCCATTGCAGTCAGAACTTGCTGGGTCTCAGGGTCTTGGGTGATTTGCAGCATCCCAGTCAACGCCCTGACCGTGGCCGCACGTTTGCTACTGGATGATGGTCCAACCTCGGCAACCACATCAAATGTGGCACTGGAAAGGTCATTTGCCATCACCACAGCACCAGTCTCGGTGTCAATCGTGGGTTGCATCAGCTCGACCATGCCAGCCTCACCAGTAGGCGCGATGGTTTTCATCTTGCGCTTGTCCTCGGTGTAGATTTCCTTTGCCATGCCAAGCCATATCTCGCCGCATCGCTTCATACCCTTGGCAAAGTTGCTCATGTAAATGAACGTCTGCATATCTACACGGGTTTGAATCATCTCTACGGCTTTGCCTGATACGCCTGAAACCATCTTGTCAGCCCCTTGTGGGTTGCCCAAAATGTCCTGCATATCCTGCTCGGTAATCTGCAACAGTGCCGCCATTGCAGGCGGGATTGCTGCCGACTTGGTGTAAGCCAATGGCCCAGTCACCTGCGTATTACCATCAGGCCCAGTAATCGGATTGACCAGCAGATAAGGGTAATCCCGCAGATTGTCTTCAGCCCACATCACTTGATGCCCTGCTACTTGCTCAGGGGTCATGATGGGCTTTTCGATACTCGACAGTGCGCTGATCTCGCCCAGCTTGGACAGTTGCATATTCTTGAGGCGTTGAGCATCTTTAGCCAGGCGCACAGCACCCATGCAACGCTCGATGTTGTCCACAAACCACCGCTTGCCGTAGACCACCACGATAGGGATGTTTCGGCCTGCAATGTAGCCTGCATCTTCCAGCACTTTGCCGCCCGACATGATGTATTTGCGAACCCGCATCCGCTTGATACGCTTTTGGCGCACCTCACGAGTGCCGACTGCCATCAGGGTTTCCTCTAGCGTCTCATCGTTCGCAAAGTCCGTTTGGGTGTAGCGTTCCTCAGTTCCATCAATGGCTTCAAATATGCGGATAACCTCGGTCTTTTCCTCGACCTTGTAATACTCAGCCACAAACACAATATCAGGAGTTGCCCAGTCAAACTCGTACTGGTGAATGATCTTCGGCCAGTCCGTTGGGTCATCGTTGTAGGTTTCTTTGTAGCTTTCACGGGTCATGCTGGTGACCACAAAGGCATACTTGGCATCCGACTTATCTTGCCGCTTGGCATTCAAGTCAAAGAACACGCTGGAGTCAGCATCAAAGATTGGCTCAAATCTGATGCGCTGACGTTCGTTCTCTGGGTCTTCCTCGTCCTCGTAGACAGTACGCAAACGCCATGCGCCAATACCACCGCCCACAGCTTCCTCAAAGGCGTTGTCGTAAGCCTCATCAGCCACCGATGCTTGTTCATCAGCACGATACAGACCATCGCAGACTTCTGCCAGCTTGTCGTTCTCAGTCCCGTCTTTGCTTACATAATCAACGGTGATGCGGTTATTGCGGTATTCGTTAACGATGCGAATAACCGCCAACATGATTTTGTTGACCTCAAACTTGGGCTTGTTTTCGTACTGATCCCATAATGGGCCTTCCCACTGTGCGCCGCAGAGAGAATAAAACCGTCTGTCTTGCAGGCATTGCAGGCGTTCATCCCGCAGCGCAGTTTGTATGTCGTTGAACTGCCGCAGTGCTTCAGCGTGCAGATTGGCAAGGCGTTGGTCATTGGGTATTCGTGCCATATTTGTCCTTTTGGGGCGATTATCTACCAGCGTTTGACATTGGGCAATGGCGTAAATGTAGCTGATTTTGTGACCGCTGACCGCCTGATGCCCTCACACGCATATCGCAAAGCATCAATAACATGGTTCTTTTTATCCTCAAGCTGGGGCAGGATTCGCCCCGTCAATGGGTCTGATTTGTAACTGTACAGGCTCAATTCGTCAATGGTGTGAATACAGCGAGGGTGAACCACGATGTCGTAATTCTTCAAGAATTCGATGCCTTCCTCAACAGACTTTGGCCCTTTGACAGCTGTCATGATCTTGGGAAAGCCGTTGCGCTTCATGTGGCTGATGGTCTCTGGTCGGGCTGAGTCGGCAACGATCGGCCACTTCTCGGCCTCTGGCACTTGCATGAACAGTTCAGGCGTATTGACAATCTCACAGCCCACCATATACGCCTCATAGTCAATGTAAAGGATTCGCCCGATTATGTGGCATCGCACCAAAACTGTCGGGTCAACCGAGAATCCCCAGTCCGCACCCAGTCGGTGAATGGCCTCTGCTGGCGCTTCGAAATCGTCAATCTTCCAGTTTCTGAATACCCTGCTGTTACTGTTTCGCAGGTATTGACCCATCCAAACGTGCTGATATTTGTCAGGGTCACGCCGTTTGTCGTACTCCATCTCTTCCCGTAGGACATCAGGAAACCACGGGTTTTCCCCAAAGTTCACCTTGATGACTGTTGCGCTGGCTGGAGGTTCTGGCCCACGCAGTAGAAAATCTACTGGGTCGGATTCTTGGCGAGGATTCCATGTAAACCACAGTTCGCTGTTGGGCTTGCGGATTGTTGGCCTAAGTAGGTCAAGGCTGGTCTGGCTTAATGACTGGGCTTCTTCTACCCAAGCGCAGTCGTACCCTTCCAGCGACTTAATCGAGTCGGCGGTGTGGTTCTGCATCCCTTGGAAAATAATCGCCCCATCGCCCTTTTTGGACTTGATGACCGAATCTTGGACTTCAAAGTACGCCCCTGCATTCATGGCCTCAATCTTGGTCTCTAGCAGGCGTTTGACCGATTGGTTAAGGGACTTCTGTATTTCACGGACGCAAACGCTACGATGCTTTTGGTTCATTATGTGGGCTTCGATCATCATCTCAGCAAATAGATGTGACTTTCCTGAACCTCGACCACCCCATGCGCCTTTGTAACGAGACGGTTGCAACAATGGCAAAGCCCATTCAGGTGTGGCAATGCTTAAGGTTTTACCCATGCTTTACAACAACACGCTCAATCTTGGCAAATTCAAGTGGCTGACCATCCGCGCCAGTCAGTTCATGGCGTTGGGTTTCTCTCCAACCCATTTGTGATTTTGACCACCAAATTTGTGCAGTCGTATCACCAGCCATGGCTTTTTGGAAAATACCTTTGCCAACTTGTGCATTTGCTTTGGCTTTGCCGTTAATTAGTTCGGATTTAAAGTGCTTTCTCAGTGTGTCAATGTCAATGCCGTCACGGGTTAATGCGGCTATTTGGTCAAAAGGCACACCATAACCCGACATTGCTTCAACTTGTCTGCGTTCAGCATCAGTAGGTACAAAGGGTTTTCTGCCAGCACCTTCACGTGCCCCACCGTTCTGTTTTGGCTTATCTGCCTCTTTTTTAGGCAGTTGGGTGGAAATTTCAGTGGTTTTTTTCATAAGTAACCTCCGCGAAAGGTTGGTTTGCTGCGTGTTTTGTCATTACAACTTACATTGTGCCTTATTTCACAGTGCTTGTAATGCGTGATAGAACTCTTGGTTTACGATGTGATTCGTCAAGTATTTTTGGCACTGCATATTTCCACATGACCTGATGATGTATCCGCCTATCAGTAGTACCAACTTCTGATATTTTTACGCATGATGGTGCATACATGACCGTATAGAATGATTTTGTATATGTGCCAAGGTCAAGATAGATTTCAGTCAATCCACCAGAATTTTGTTGTGTTACCACTTGCTGTAATCTCAACTGAGGTGAAGTCATAAACAATATGCCTCTGCGACCCCATTCAACATACATATTCACATCTTCATTGATTCGTCCCATAAACTGCACAGGACGATCAACACGGAACAAAAACGAATTCATTACTTTGCGATAGATTTCATCTTTACGCATTCTGCTTAACAGTGTGCAACCTTCACCGCCTATGAAGTCACCGCCTTGTGCAAATGCGATGGAGTGAAATGGTGTTGTATCCATAAAATCCATCATTGCTTCAAGCAAATCATCCAATTTGCCGATTTTGTTGTTGGATGTTGTGTACTGCATTTCCGCATTAAGTGAATAATCAAAGCGTGTGTAATCGTCATCCAGTTGCCAAAAATGGGTCAAACCCATATCGCTTGCTATTTCGAAGTTCCAGTTTCGTGCAAATACAACACTATTGCGCTTTTTGAAGTTATCCCCGCTATCAGTAATGTCTATCGCATCCTGTTTCTTGAAAACGATGACAGTATCTTCTCCGTACAGATTTTTGTACTTGGCAATTTGCTTGTCTTCGTCATCGCACAGCAAATAAATTTTTCCTGTATATCCTTGCTGTCGTAGAGTTTTGAACGTATAGACTGAATCAGCTCTGCCATGGGTCAAAATGAATACGGCAAAATTGCGATCGGTCATTGTTCAGTACCTTTTTCGCTGGTATAAATATTGCCAATGACTTGCGAAAGCTTTACATATCCACCAGCAATAGCTTTTTCAAAGTCCACAATTACCAAAGCACTGTCTTCCATCAGTTGCTGTATGTCTGGCGGTGCATGAGCATAAAACTCAGCAATTTGCTCAAAATCAAAGCGGATATGTCTTGCCGCCGCCGCAAGCAAAAAGTCTTTTATCTCTGAGTCAATACTATCCTCTTGGTATATTTTTGCTGTAAGTTCTTCGTATTTGGTTTTATCGTAAAGCTCTAAAATTGGCGGGCAATCCCCAGTTGGTTCATAAACAGGGGCATCAATTTTTTTACTGTATTTGCTATCGTCCTCATCATCTTCAGGCGAAAGCAATTCTGCAATTTCATCAGCCGCAAAACCAGTTATATCAAGATCAAAACCCATGTCCCCAAGTTCAGCAAGTTCAAGTGCCAATATTTCATTGTCCCAATCAGCATTTAATGCCAATTTATTGTCAGCAATGATGTATGCCTTACGCTGAGTCTCGGTCAAGTCTTTTAGTTCAATGGTTGGTACTTCGATATACCCTAGTTTCCGAGCCGCCATCAGCCGACCATGGCCTGCAATGATGCCGTTCTCTCCGTCAACCAATATTGGGTTTGTCCACCCGAATTCCTTAATGCTTGCGGCAATCTGCGCCACCTGTGAATCACTGTGGGTGCGACTATTATTGATGTAGGGTATCAATGTATCCACAGGTTTTTGCACAATTTTCATGGTATCGGCACTCCCACTGGCCATTGGTCTTGCAGTGCTATTACTGTCTTTTGATGCGCCTTTTGCCATAAGTCTTGCCTTTCCTGTTTGCTAAGTGTTTTCCCTTGGTCAATCTCGTAATGGCATTTCAGGCATAAAGCCGCCACCAGATTGTCATCCGCTTTGATTCCTCTGCCCTTGCCGCCGCCCCAATTTGTGTGTGCGGCTTGGACCATGTGACCCGACCCGCAGGCTTGGCAGTCAAGGCTTGCCACCATCTTCAGCAGTTTTTTGCTTCTGACGTATTGGTGTTTTTCTATCAACGATTGTCTCCAGTGTTGTAAACCTGTGCTCATTTGCACATTCCATGCGCCTGCGCCTTGTGTTACCTGTTGATGTTCGGGTCTCTTTTACGATTGTCCATGTCCCGCAAACTGGGCATTTCACTGGTGCGCCCTGTCTTGGTTTCTGTTGGTTGCTTCCCGTGAACGCCAAATCTCAATGTCCAGCCGTGCCGCCTCAATCTCCCATTTCAGCGTTTCCTCTTTTTCAATCGCTTCAGCCAAACCACGAATAAGCTGTTGATAACTTGGGTGTGCATACGCTTCTCGTTCCTGTGCGTTTGCCGCTTCAATGCCCAATGTTAAGGCATCTTTCATCAGCAAGGCTTTTTTGGATTTGCGGAATTCCTCAAGATAAACACGTTGGGCTTTGGCTTCCCCAAATGCTGGAGCTTTATCTCTGATGGCTTGCGCCGCATCTTCTGGTCTCATCTTGCCTCCATGATTGCCACATCCACCCCAGCCACCGCTGAGTAGACCTTTTTGATGTTCAGTTCTACCACTTGGGTATCGTCAAGGTAAACCGTTCCGTTCATTGCATCCAAAAATGCCTTTGCCACATTGTCAATGTCTGGCTTCTTTGCTGGTCGTTCAGAACCGCTTAAACAAGTCTCTGTGCGCTTTTTTGAGTACGACTGGGGAATTGATACCCTGATGTACAAATAAACGCTCACAGGCGTTTCTAGGGGTTTGCTTGCCCCCATTGCTTTGCTGGCATACAGTTGGATTGCAGTTTCGTAATCAAGTGTTGCTTGGTCGGTGTAAACCTTGGTGAACTTCCCATGTCGGGAAAACCTCGGCCTGCCTTTGCCCTTGGGTTCAAGTGGCACATCAAAAACGATTGACATCACGTTGTCTCTCCATTTCTGCAATCAAGGTATCGAGACCATCCTGGCCACGCCGCTTCTTTAGGCTCATCTTTACATCCAGCCACCATAACTGTGTCTGTTGTTGCCCGAGTTCTTTTGCTTTCAATCTGTATCGGCGAATCCAGTCTCTCGCTTCTGTCTGGCGCAAGGTCTCCAGCATCTTGCAACGCTCTGTTGATGTCAGCAAGGCTAAATTCTTGGCCTTCCCGTCTTCTGTCCAGTAAGGATTTGTGGTCATACATCAGAATGCCTCATCATCAGTCCAGTGCTTTACAGGGGCATTGGGTAAAAGTGTGGCAATATCCCTTGCTGTTGCTGGTTTTTTATCTGACCATTGATGGTTAGAACACATTGGTCTTTGACCTTCCATGTGAACTGCCCATCGTTTTGAGCATCCAGCCACAGAACACATCAGATAGTCAAAATTTTCTTGCGGTTCATCTTTTTTGAACTTAGTGATTGCCATGGTATTTTCCTTCAATGATCTTTGCAAAATTGCTTGGTTTCAAAATCCACTCAAGATCGGCAGTAAATGCTCGACCATCCTTGCTGTTAACTTTTCCAGTCAGGAATTTACTTTTGCCAATGTGCTGGAAAAAATCACCCCACCAATTCAAAACATGGGCAGTATCAATCGGCTTTTCTTGCGCCAGTTCTTCAGCTACTTCCCGCCATCTTTGCCGCAAATAACCTTGTCTTGTTGCGTTCCAGACCTCGACCTTTCGTAGGGTCGGTAACCATTGGTGGTAAAGTTCAATTACCCCTTTGTGTTCACAATCTGGTAATTTTTTTGCTGACTCAGATTTGTCGTCAGACAAATAAATATCTATTGTGTTTTGTGTAATGTGTTCTGTGTCTTGTGTAGCATTGGGTTCGGATTGCGACTGCAATGCGTTCGCATCAGAAGTCTTATGCCATCGAACTTTGGCACTGGCACTTGCCTTTTGAGACCTATCGCCAGCCTTCAAAATCTCAGCATTTGCCCTGTGATGTATCCATCCATCCGCTGTGCGCTCAAAGTACTCTTGCAATACCAACGCAATGCAATCGCCATGCGAACGCATACGAATTTGTCTTGCTGTTTCATTGCTGTCAAGTGGGATGGGTTTTTCGTGTAGATAGTACCAATCGAGCAATCGCCGATAGGCCAAATCTTCCATTTCGGAAAGGTGTTCAGTATGACTTTTGTAGTCACCTATATTGAACTGATAGTAATGCATAGAACCTCACATCATTGGTCATCATCACAAAAAGAAACATCGGCAGGACGGTGATGAATCGCCTTTTCCCCCGCTAAAGGTAGCCGTGTTTCAACTATATATCAATAACAGTTTGTGTTGCAATTATTTCCGTAGCAACAGGTGGTGCAGGTGACATATCTTCCATTGGCATAGTAGGTGTGCGTTGAGCAAGCCGCCCAGACCGTTGTGGTTGATGCTGCTATCCAAATTGCAATCAGTGCTTTTTTCATGTTTCCTCCGTTAAAAACCATTGTGGGCGAATGGCCCTGAGTTGCCAAAGTCTGCCTTCAGGTATCTGCCGCCATTGATTCACAGCCGCCCTGGTGATACCCAAAATACGTGCTAGCTCACTCTGTGAGCCTGCCAATCTGATAATCTGTTCTTTTGTCATATGAACATTGTATGTTAAGCAACCGAAACATTAAAGTCCACACAAAATAGTAGGACTTAAAATAATCACATTGACGATTCGTATAGAACCCTTTACAATGCAACCATTCCCCAGCAATTCCGCATAGGGTACTTTAAGGAAAAACGATGAAACCTCAAGACATTCACAAAGGTATGAAAGTGGTGGCAACCGATCTGCCTGATGCCACTGTTTACACAGTAGAAGCAATCAACAAATTTATTGTTGAACTTCGCTACACCACACCCTCTGGTCAGGTAGTTGATGCAGGCGTTTTAGATGCTTGCTTTTTAAACATCCCCACCAACGAACAACTCACAAACGCTTAATCAACCCACGGGGCTTCGGCCCCATCTTTAAGGAAAAATCATGGCTCACTTAATCGAAAAAAACACAATCACAGGTAAAGCAGAAATTGCTTACGCAAACAAAACCCCTTGGCATGGCCTTGGTCAACAGTTGACCCAAGATGCACCCATTGATGTATGGCGCAAAGAGGCTGGTCTTGACTGGGAGGCACAGGTCTCTCCAGTCATGTTTTGGCCTGAAGGTCATGGCGCACCGCAAATAGTTAAAAACAAAAGTGTCATTTACCGCAATGACAACGATACGCCTTTGGGTGTGGTATCTGATCGTTACAAAATCCACCAACCAGCAGATGTTTTGGATTTTTTCAATACCTTGGTGCAATCGGCTGGATTCACATTAGAGGTTGCTGGCGCAATCAAAGGCGGCAAGCGTATTTGGGCATTGGCAAATGTCAACAAAGAAGCTGTGGTTTTACACGATGATGCGGTCAAGGGTTACCTCTTACTGAGTACATCCTTTGATGGTTCTGCCGCAACGATTGGTCAATTCACCAGCATCAGGGTTGTGTGCAACAACACACTTTCGGCGGCTGATAACGAGGAAACTCCAAGTCGTGTCATGTTGACCCATGGCACAGATTTTGATTCAAGCCTGATGCGTGAAAGACTGGGCATTATCGTTGGTGGATTTGACGGAATGATGGACAAATACAGGTCATTTGCCCGACAGGATGTTTCATCGGCATACGCAAAAGACTTTTTTAGCCAATTATTTCCACCATCCTTTGACCCAGAGACCCAATCATTGAAAGAATCAAGAGGTTTCAAAAGAGTGCTTGATCTGTTTGATGGTGCTGGCATGGGTTCAACCAGACAAGGTGTTTACGGCACACGCTGGGGTTTGCTCAATGCGGTGACTCAATACATCGACCATGAACGTGGTCACAATGTTGACAGTCGTATGAACAACGCATGGTTTGGCAATGGCAATCGACTGAAAACCGAAGCCGAATCACTTTTATTGGCATAAAACTTGGGGCTTTTGCCCCTTGTTTTTTTTTGCAAACATAGGGAAAGTCCTAATAAAAGCAGCAAAAAGTTCTTTACAAACTGTTTAGAACCCTTTACAATTCACTCATGCCCTAGCAATTTCGCAAGGGGTCTTTAAGGAGAAGCAAGATGAACATTACACCAGTCACCAATTCCAAAATTATTGGAACTGCACCCGACAACACTGCATTGCACTCATGGAATGAGGGCAGCCGCACATTCATTGAAACATGGACAACCTTTACCGCCACAAGCGGTACAGCCTACGGCTTGGTTGTCGTTGTTGAAACAACCCCAGCTGCATAAAGGAAAACCCATGTTTGACATTGAACACTACAAAAAACCAACCAACTGGGCAAATGTTGCCCTCTGGCTTGTATCTATTGCCGCCATCGTGGTGGTTGCCCTTGACGTATTTATTTGGAGACCTTAATCATGTATGACGAAGAAGAAGGCGAATTCACCACTTTCCTAATTTGGGATGAAGTCACAGTCAAGTGGACTTGGTACGAAGATGAAGATTGCTATGCCGATGGTCACTTTGACATCTTTGTTTTCAAAGATGGTGTCGACATCACTTACGACTTGCCCAAGCTGCACTATCAATGGATTGAAGAAGAAGTCAAAGAATACGCTGGTTACGAGCCGCCAAGCCGCCAGCGTGTGGGTCGGGCAATCAATGCACATTTCAACAAAACTTTTTAAGGGGTCAACATGAAACACATCGCAACCGCACTGGTCAAGGCACAAAAAGCCTTTGGCCCTGCCCTGAAATCTTCCACCAACCCGCACTTCAAAAGCCGCTACGCCGACCTTGCCGCTTGCGTTGAGGCAGTCATCCAAGGCCTGAATGACAACGGCATTGCCCTGATTCAAAAGAATTACGACTGCAACGATGGGGTTATGGTTGAAACTGTATTCCTGCATGAATCGGGCGAAATGCTCGAATGCGGCGTTCTCCATGTTCCCGCCGCCAAGCAAGACCCACAAGGGTTTGGTTCTGCCCTGACTTATGCCAGGCGGTACAGCCTGATGGCGGCTTGTGGCATTGCACCAGAGGATGACGATGGCAACAGCGCCAGCCGCCGCACCGAGGTTAAGTCCGAGGTTAACGAGAACCAAATGGCTGACCTGCTGGCGGCAATGGATGAAGTCACCACTATCGCAGAGTTGCAGAAAACCTATAAAACAGCCTATACCGCCACTAAAGGCGAACAGGCATGGGTTAGCAAAGTCATCGCCAAAAAAGACGCTAAAAAGGCTTTGCTGGAAGGGGCGAAATAATGGACCAAGGCACAACAGAATGGTTTGCCGCTCGATGCGGCAAGGTCACCGCCAGCAGGGTTGCGGACATCATCGCCAAGACCAAGGCGGGTTATAGCACCAGCAGGGATAACTACATGGCCCAGCTCGTGTGCGAACGCATGACAGGCAAACCAGCAGAGTCTTTTAGCAACTCAGCCATGCAATGGGGTACAGATACCGAACCCTTTGCGAGGGCTGCTTACGAGGCCAAGGCTGACATTTTGGTAACCGAGGTAGGGTTCATTACCCACCCACGCATTGAGATGTCTGGTGCGTCTCCTGATGGCTTGGCAGACAAGGGTTTGGTGGAAATCAAATGCCCCAACACTGCCACCCATATTGCAACCCTGCTTGACCAAAAAGTGCCAGAAAAGTACATCACACAAATGATGTGGCAAATGGCCTGCACAGAACGCCCGTGGTGCGACTTTGTATCCTTTGACCCACGGATGCCAGAAAAATACCAACTATTCATCAAACGCATCAACTTTGACAAACAACTGGTTGATTCGCTTGAGAATTCAGTCATCCAATTTTTGGGTGATGTAGACCTAAAAATCCAACAACTTGAAAGCCTTGCATGAAAAAGATCAAAGATATCACCGTGGTTACTGGCTCATACGTCAATAAGATGGGCGAGGAAAAGAAACGCTATCAAAACATCGGTTCGGTGTTTGAAGATAACGGCAACCTCAAAATCAAACTGGATGTGATACCCCTGCCCAAGGGCGGGTGGGATGGATGGGCAAACTGTTACGACCTCAAGCCAACTGAACGCCAACAGCCAAAGGAGTTTGACGATGACGCTTCTTCAATCCCATTTTAATCGGGCAAGGTCTCTTGACCCAGCCACCAGTCACGCCGCCGCAGACCAAGCACAAGACTTGGCTCGGCAGCACTTTGACCTGATAGTGGGTTGCCTCCAGCGTTTTGGCGCACGGGGCAAAGATGGCATCGCTGAGTTGACTGGGCTGGATGGCAATCAAGTCGCAAGGCGATTGCCTGAGTTGGCCAAGATTGGTTTGGTGGAGTTAACTGGTCGGGTCACCAAGTCCAAGTCAGGCAGGGCAGAACGTGAATGGTGCTTCGTGCCCATACAACGGGAGTTAATATGACTGAAGAAGATGAAGCATTTGCCGAACTGGAGCGCCAAAGCCTGTGGCGCAAACGTGCCGTGCAAAGCGTATCAACCAACCCTTACCGAGACCAAGTTATTGAGGAAGTTGCACAGCATATCGAGAAAATGGAGGGTTTTGGTCAGGACACACTGCACAGCTTTGCTATTTACATCAGGGGATTGAAATGACACAAGATAAAGTGATTGTGATGGCTAAACAGGCTTGGCACGAGGCTGGTGAAGGATGGGTCGCAAAAGAATGGTTTGATGACAGAGCAAAAGCATTTGAAGCCTTTGCCAAACTGGTAGCCGCCAAAGAACGTGAAGCCTGTGCAAAGGTGTGTGATGAGTTGCAGGATGTTCCAGCGACTGAGCCGCATCATTGTGCCGAAGACATCAGAGCCAGAGGAGAACAAGCATGAATGAAGTATTGAAACAGGCATATCAACTGCTGTTGACTGAGCCTCATGCGCCAACAGTTTGTGACCAGCTTGAGGTTATTTTTCGCCAAGCCATTGCAGAGTTGGAAAGCCAAGAACAAAACTTCTGCCCACGATGCGGCAAACGCACAAACGACATCCATACTTGCACACCACCACAGCGCACAGAGCAAGAGCCTGTCAAGTTGCCTTGTTGCGGGTACACGGATGCAAGTGCAGTCAAGTGGAATCCGTTTAACCGCGTTGTGCAATGCCACAACTGTGGGCAGACCTACACCCAGCCACAGCGCACATGGGTAGGGCTGACGGATGAGGAAAAAGGATTTTGTGCTGCCCCGACTTATGTTGAAACGGTTGCAAGAATTGAAGCCAAACTCAAGGAGAAGAACACATGAGTTGGATTGACCCAACGCTAAAATACCTCAAAGAGTTGACTAGGCCAAAGACCATCAACGAAATCATCGCCAAGGAACTGCGAGAGGCGGTCATTAAGAAACTGGAGGCTGAATCGGCAGTCGAGTATGCGGCCTCTATCGTCACATACAACGTAGAACGCATCGGTCGGTTACAGCGCAGGCTCAAAGAACATGAGGGCGAAGAATGATATTTGACCGCTTACTTATTGCCGCTGTGTGCTGTTGGCTGGGCGTGGCGGGTTTATTGCCGAAAGACCCACCAGTTCCACCAACTCCAGCACAAATGCAAATGCAGTACAAATTGAAACAACTCAGCAATATTTGCGACAAAAAGAAAAAGTCCCCCAAAGTACAGGAGATGTGCAAAAAATGGAAGTCCTCATAACCATCGCAGTTCTATTTGCTGGCGCAATCATCGGCATTGGCGTTTTATTGGCAATGCTGCATTTTTATTCCGATTAAGCAACTAGCCCGTTCAGGTATGTAGTTTTACCCGCAACTTTGGTGGCGGTAAGCTCTTGCTTCTTGAGGTTGTTCGGGTCATAGCTGACATGGACCCAGCCGCTGTCTGGAATGCCTGGAGTGTAAAACTCCAGAATCAACTGGGTGTAGTCGAGGTTATCCATAATCCACTGAGCCAAGTCAGCATTGGCAACGCTTGGTATTTCAATATCGGCTGCCATTCCTTTGCAATGGTCTGAGGTTTTAGACCCACCAACCGCCGCATTTGATTCAGGACTACGGTAAGCTGAGTTCACCTTAACGCCTTTGCCAAAGTGGTCACGCACGGGCTGGAGGACTTTCTCGCACAGCAAACGCAAGTTTTCTGTGGCCTGTTCATCAGGGGTATTGTCCAAGTCCAGACGCAGGGCTGTCTCAGATTTGGTGAGTTCATGTAGGGAAAAATTTGCAGTCAAGTTCATTTGATTTCCTTCTGTGATTCAACAGCTTTGTTGTATAAGTCTATACAGACGTTGAGCTTTTCGATAGCCCTGTTGCCCTCATTTGTTATTGCGAAAATAGCTTTTCCAACCTCTGGGTCAAGTTCGGCTCGTGCTTCTCCTGCACCACTTCCTGTGGCAAGGCTGGTATCTGTGGGGGTTTGTACGGGGCAGGACGCTTTGAGGCGCAACTTGAGAGTGCCAGAATCAATAGCAGCATCCCGCTGTTTTGCAACCAGTTTGGCCTTTTCATTTGATACCCTCAATGCAGTTGATGTGGTGGTTACAGCGGCTACCAAAGCCGCCTCCTTTGCCCTAGCTTGGGCATTTAAACGATCTACTTCCTCTTGTTGAGCCTTGGCCTCGTAGTGCTGACCAGTACAGTAGCCACCACCAAAGACCAAGACCAGAATCAACAAGCCTCCAAGTATGTTACTCATGGCTTGGGCGGCTCATCGTTGTCAGTAGCTTCAGCCTTGGCGGTTGCATTGGCAATAGCTTTGACACCAGAACGACCAGCTACACCACCAAGAACGCCAGTAATGAACACCATGATGGTGCTGATTTGTTGGGTATAAACCTTGTCGATTGCCGCCATTGCGCCATTCATGGGTTGGGTAACAAAAGAAACTGAGTACAGGAACATACCCATTGAGGCCAGCAGAATGGTCACCAAGACCACGATAACGAATGCCCATACCCTGACTTCAATCTCGTCTGCGGTCAGGCGGTTGGTTGTTTTATAGGCAACAGTAGGCATCATTTTTTCTCCTGTTCAAGTTTGATTAACTGGTCTGGGCAAGTGCCAGTGGCAGTGCAGATTGGAGGTTTGCAATCAGCAAGTTCCCAATTTTTAGGGTCTTGGCATGGGTAGCGGAAACGGTCTTCGCACCCGATCAAATACAGGGTTATTAGAAACAGTATTGCTAGGCTTCTTTTCACGTCTTTCCCTTTCAATCTCACGCCTTAACCGTTCAACTTTTTCCACTTGTATTCTGACCTCTTGCTTTGCCTCCAGTATGTCCACATACAAAAACCCAAGCAAAGGCAATAACAACCCGATCAGCACACAGCTAAAAATCCAGCCCATCATATCTGCCGCCAGCGACTTAACAGGAGGAGCCACAACCACAGGTACAGGAGGAATATAGTAGTCGCTATTACTGCCGCCAGCTTTAGCTGGAGGTTTCTTTCCTCTTGCCGCCGTTGCCATCGCATTTGCCTCTCTTGCGCTTCTTTTGCAAGTCTAGCTTTTTCCTGTTCGCCTTGTATGACATCCCGCATCTTGTGGACTTCTGAGTACAGCGCACCCATTTCCTTGGGCGATTGATACACCATCGTCTCCCTAATTGTCACAACTAGCCTGTCCATCTCTTGCTGTGCCATGACCCGCTTGAGCGCCGCTTCCATCAAGTTTTGATCTGGGTCATAAACTGTCAGGCTTTTCTCTTCCTCTTCTCTGATGTGTGCCGCCAACTGCTCTTGCAGTCTGAAAAACTCCGTCAGATTTTTAACAATGTCGATTTTGACTTGCGTCTCGTTAACTGCGACATAGGTTGACTTCTTTTTCGCCACAGGCTTTGACGTTTGGGGCTTGGGTCTGAAAAACGCAAGTAATTGACCCCAAAAGCCATGCACTTCTTTGCCAATGGCGATAACCTCATCAGCAGTCTGCTTAATCTCGACGAAAGATTCTTTTGCCTGTTTGTACAGCTCACATCCAGCTTGTATTTGCTTAACAAGTCCTGCGGCAAGCAGACAAATGCTGATCGGGTCAATTTATAGCCCCAGTATTTTTTTGACCAACTCACCAGCAAAGCCTGGCCCCAGCAACACAGCCGCAATCACCACATAAAGCAAATACTCAATGCGGGTCATGCGTTGTGAACCCGAGACAAACGACTTTTCGATAGCGGCGTATCTTTCAGCGCAAACCGCCTCATGTACCGCCAGCCGTGTGTCAGTATCCTCGGCCATCAAATGCCTTCGCCCTGAACGATGTAGACCGTTGATGCTGCCGCCGCCAAACCGCTGAAAAACGTGTTTGTGTTAAAGCGCAAAATCTCCACACTGCCAGGCAATAACACAATAGCAGATGATGGGTTGCCAGCAGTCGGTGCTACAGCGTTTGTTTGTGCCAAAGCCGCAGTCGAACCAAAGCCCAAAAATACCGTGTTCACAGCACTGGCATTAATGACCCGATACTGCCCAACAGCCTGCCCATCAAGCCGCCCATGCACTGGTACTTGCACGCCCGTGGGTGCAGACGCATCAGCCGCCACGACAACAGTTTCGCCTAATGGCGCAAATGCAATTTGTGAATTTGTAGACATAATTACCCCTTAATAAAAACAAAGCCAAATGCTACACCGATTGGCGCAACCAAGTTCCAAAACCATGAGTGCGCATCCCACACTCGTTTATCAAAAGCGTTCCACCATTTCATGTTGGCGCGTTTGCCTCCACCTAAATGCTGAATCCACTTGTACTCAGCTTGTGCGTGTTCACGACCAGCATAAAAAGCCGATGCAAGCGTAGCACCAACCAGCCCATAACCAAATCGGTCAAAAATTAAAACAATGATTAAAGCCATTGCTGAATGGATAAAATCAAATAGCTTCATATCAGCACTCGCTTTTCTTTGCGTCTCGTGTAAATTGTTTTACCAAGTTGAGCAAAGAAATCCCAGCCTAGATTGTTGCCAGCATTGACATTGCTGTTCACTGTATACGCATTGAATGTTGCGCCACCTGTGGCATTTATATCTTTGATGGTTAAATAACCTGTGCTGACTATTCCGGTGGCTTGAGATAAAGTTGCTTGTGTTCCAGCAAGTGTTGATTGCAAGAACTTTTGATTTGTACTAGATGTTGTCAATGAACCGACTGTGCTAGTCACACCATTTTTAAGCTGAACCGTACCGTTAGTAATGGTAAACACCCGTGTCGAGCCTTGGGTCAAAGCATCCTGAAAAGCAAATGTGCCACCAACACCATTAAAAGCAATTGGCCTGTCAATCGTAATGTTGTGCGTCGTTATTGTCTTTGCTGATGTTGCGCTAAACGTTATAGGGTTGGCCCCAGCGGTATAGGTTTGCGTGTTAGAACCTAAAAAATTACCGTATATAAAAGTGTTTCCGGTCGCCGCTGTGCCGCTATAACCTGTGTAAGTTATATTGTTAAAATGCCCTCCGATACTTGTCGCATCAGACCCAGCGCTTATGTTTAAGTTTAACGCTAACGCGGCTGACCCGCCTGAAGTTGCCCCATTAAAAATAGTACGTGTTCCAGTAGACCCTGAATAGGTGCTGTTTACTGTCGGCGTTCCTGTGTAAGTTAAGTTTGTAGCTGTGGCAGTAGTAAAAACAGTTGCGCTATTACCTGTCACGGTAATATTACCTGTACCAAACGCAATAGATCGCACGTTGCTGTTGGTAGAGCTAAATAGCCCTGTGTTCAATGTCTGATTGTTCAGGTCCAACGTACCAGCCGTTAACGTAAAGGTACGAGTTGAACCCATCGTCAGGTTGTCTTGAAGCTGAAGGGTTGCGCCTGGTGAGTTTTGGTTAACTGAAAAATCAAAAGTTTTTCCCGCGCTGGTAAGTTCTTGCGTACCAGATGTTGCTGAAAATACAAACTGTGTTCCACCTGTGGGTAAAGTCATGCCGCTAGAAATCACTAAATTTCTGTATATTAAAGATTGAGCAGAGCTTCTTGTCCCTGAAAATCCAGTGTAGTCTTGAGTTCCATAATTTCCAGATGCTGTGCCAAGGGCAATCGTATCTGTTCCACCAGTAATATAAAAATCAAACACATTTGCTTCTGTGGGGAGCGCTGAGGTAATTGTTCTGGTTCCAGTTGACCCAGCGTAAGAAAACTCTATTTTAGGTGTACCCGTAACAGAATACCCAGTGCCGCCTGTAAATACAGTGGCGGCATTTCCAGCTATTACAATTTTATTTGTGCCAAAAGCAAAAGTTCCGGTAAACGCTGAAGCATTAAAAGTAAGGCAATTAACTGCTGCTGCGCCAATAGTGACTGTATCGGCTCCAGAACTACCGTCAAAAATAACTACGTCGGCAGCGGTAGGCACAGATTCGCCGCCTGCTCCTCCAGAAGTAGCCGACCAATTTGTTGTGTTTGCGGCATCCCAAGTGCCAGTACCACCCACCCAAAATCTATTAGCCATAATTAACCTTTAATTGGTGCAGTGGGGTAGCGGTCATGCTTACCGGGAAAGTCAGATGACCAGCGCATTGGTTTATTGTCCATAATTAAGCTCCGAATAAAATACCTCTGTTTCCAGAAATGGTGTTGGGCACAATAGCCGCAGCATAACCACCAACAGCACCGTTAGCATGAATAATCGAGCCGTCGGTAATGTTGATGTCAGATGTGGTGTCTGTACCGGGTGTCCTTTGGGCGTTACCATTTTGGAAATAAACTGTTCCTGAAATAACCCGCACACCTTCTGTCGTTGCGCTTTGAATAGTCGCACGGGGCGCTGACACTACAGCGTTTTGACACAAGATACCAATCGAACCCGCTGAATTAAACGTGGCATCTTGTGCAGAAACATTTGCCCCATCGCGGCATTCAATGGCTATTGTTCCAGCATTGTTACCAGTAGCCCCATCTAGGCTTACCCGACCACCGCCGACGCACTGGACAATCACGGATGTGCTTCCGGTTAATGTGGAGTTTTGAGCGTCAACCGCTGACCCTGCACCCGTGCAAATAATGTTTCGGTCGTTACCTGTTATTGTTGAACTAATCGCTGACACAACACCAGCGTTAATGGCACGAACGCCTGCAACACCGTTTCCTGTCGCAGTCCCAAAATCAAAATCAGCGATTGATCCAGAGGCGACCAGAATACCAGAAGTCGCGTTGTTGTTGGCTTTCAACCCTGTAAGCGTAGCTTGTGAACCTCGCGTAACAATTACGCCATCGTCGCCGTTATCGTTACATTCAGCAAGTTGAGGCCCAATGGCATCTTCCCGCCCTTGAAAATTAACGTAGCTACGAGTGCAAAAAAGACCAATAGACCCATTGTCATTAACTAAAGAGTTTGTAATATTTGCGCGAGACCCCCGTCTTACAGTTATGCCGAATTGTGTTGCATTAGAAAATGAGCTTTCTTCCGCGTCTAAAAAACTTGTGCGAGTGACCCAACCGCCATGCCTACCTGCGCCATTCCAAACCGTTCTAAATGCATTAACTATTGACCCTGAATTTAGGTATAGGCAGTCTGTACCTGCGTTAATAGCACCAAAAGTTTCTTCAATTTTACCTGTGGCAGATTGGTATACATACGCCCTGCCGCCAAGTCCGCCAGCATCAACTTTAATCGCTACGTCTGGCGCGTGGCATTGTTCAAAACTTAAAACACTATTATTTACTGTAACAAACGTAAACCCAAGAGCAAGATTAACAACCGCGTCATCAGATGAAATACGAAAATGCGAATAATCGCCAAATTTAAGCGATAGCCCTACTGTTAGTTGATGCCCTGCTTCAATAACAACATTAATTAGTTGGTCTGGTTGTAACGTCACAGGAATTAAATGGTCAAAAGCATCTTGCAATGTTGGCGCGTCAGTCGGAACTCTGACAGTTATTGGTGCGTAGATTTGTATAACAAGATTACCTGCTATCGCTGCCGCAATAGCAGTTTGCAAATTGCCGCCGTAATCGGCTAGTGATACGGTTTGACGCAGCTTGGCTTGAACGGTAGTAGGCACAGCACCAATACCAGCAGGGTCATAAACAACGCCATCAGCATTTGGGCTTATCCCAGTCCCATCAGGGAAGTTATAGACCATCGTGCCTTTACTGTCCTGCACCAAGATACTGAAGTTCACCGCATCAACGTAAACCTGTGCTGGTGTGCCAGCGTTAGAGATAAAGCCATTGATTGTGCGTAGCGGCTGGGTTGCTTGGATAGTCAACGCCTCGTCAAAATAAACAGCAATCGGGTTGGTTATTGGGTATAAATTAGCCGTGCCAATCCACACATACCCATTGTCCAAAGGCAACCCATCCTGTCCTGAAAAGACTGGGTACGGTACGCTGATTGATAGTGCTGACATTTATTCATTCTCCTGTGTAGCTTGACCAGCTTGGATTGCGCTTTGTAAGAACTGAATTCTCGCATCAACATTCTTTGGCAAACCAACTGCATCTGCAAATTTACTGAATGCAGGCGATGCGGCGGCTCTGCGTAGACTTGCGGCACTCTCACCTTTGGTCGCAGCTTCTATTGCAAGACTTTGGAAACTTTCATCAGCAAACAATTTGCCAGCCGATTTCAACGCATTTTCATTACCTTGGGTCAATGCACTTGTGATAACTGATGCTGCTCCAGCCAGAATAGGACCACCAGTAGCCGCCGCACCAGTCACCACGCCTTTTGCAAGAGTGCTTTCCATGACCTTGCCTATCAGACTTTCAGCTTGCATCCCTTGTAACAATGCTTGATTGGCTTTACCTGTTGTCAAGACGTTTGCCCGTGCTTCTGTGACCCGCTTAGAGACCTCAAACAAGTCCCTGAGTACATCTGCCGAGTCTTTGCCAAGAGTGTCCACAATGGTCTTAAAAACAGGTGGGTTGGCTCTTAACTTGGGGTATAGATCAGCAAACTCAGAGAATCCAAAGCCACCTTTTTCTGCGCCTCTTGCCGATCTGGTGACAGATGCCAATGCGGTTGCAAGTGTTTCTTTGCGTAAATCATCGGGCACTGTTTTCAAAAGGCGGTTGAATTCACCAGCATCACCTTTGGCGGCACTGGTAATCGCTGTCCGCATCTTGTTGGCAACGCTGCCCTCAATATCTTGACCAAACGCATTAACGATACGCTTGCCCAATGCTCTCTCTTTGGCATACAAAAGATTGGCGGCTCGTAGTTCTTGCCGCAATGTTTCACCACCAACATTTCCAACATTGGTCAGTTGATCGTCCGCTAAAGCCGCATATAGACGCTTTAAATCAGCTTCAGCCATACTGCCATAAGGTGATTCCAACTTATTGATTGCGTTGCCAATTAACTGTTTTTCACGCTTCAATCGACCATAGGTCACATTGCCAGCCTCAATCATTTTTGACAAATTACGTTCTGCTACTGACATCCCAGCATCGCCGACTTCAGCTTTAACTGCATCGAGTGTTTCTCGCAGTTTTGGCAAATCAACCACAGTTGTCTTTGGCACTTTTTCATCGACCGAGTTATATATTTTCCCTGCCGCAGTGTTAAGGTCTGAACGAGTCTTGGTCAGCGTATCTTTAATTTTTTGCGATACCACACCAGGCGCAACTGCACCCTCAACAAAGGTTGCATCAAACTGCTTGATTGCGTCATCTGCTTTGTCAACAGCTTGGGTTACTGTATTACGCCATGCGGCCTCTGCATCACCGCCAGCAACAGAACGGGTCAACCCAGCCGCCGCCCTGACTTGTGGGTTATCGCTGAATACATCAGCAGGCAATTGAATGCCAAGGCGGTCTGCGGCTTCTTTTGCCGCTACATTGACTTGGGCAAGATCGGCCAGCCTGTCGCGCGCGCCAGCCGAGCCGAAGCCTGTGCCGGATGCCTTCTTGACCAGATTGCCGACTTCTTCCTCGGTGATCTCTGCCACGACTGGAGCCACTGCTGGTGCTGCGGCTGTCACTGGTGCTGCTGGAGGCGCTTCTGGAGCCATTGCTGTGCCCATTGGAGCGCCTGGTGCGCCTGCTGCTGGCGCAGGTGCTGGTGCGCGTCCAGTGACGCGCTGCACGCCCTTCTTGACCGCTTGGACGACCGGAGGTGCGACGCGCTGAATGATCTGCCCTGCTGGGCCTGTGGCGGTTGCTACGGCTATTTCTGTCGGACTTATCTCTCCGCCAGTTGCGGCTTGTGTGGCCTCGATTGCCGCTTGGGTTAATCCTGCCGTGCCAGCCGCACCAGCAAGAGTGGTTGCTCTGCCTGCTGGGGTAAAAGCTAATAAACCACCAACAGCACGGGGAATATCACCCATAGAAAAGCCAGGCGGGATTACATATTCTTTTTGGTCAACCGATGACTTCAAGATGTAATTGCCCTTTGCATCCTGCCGCACACCAAGTTGTGGAAAGTTGGATTGCAAAATCTGCACAGTTTCTTTTGGGTTGGACAGTAAACTGCCAAGCGCAGACTTAAAACTTGCCACACTCATTTGATTGAGTTCTGGCATTCCAGTCCATTCAGGCAATGCTTGCGTCTCTGGTGTAGTACGAGCACGACCAGTTACTGATTCAGCAATACCCTCAAAAAAGCCCATCTTTGGCGGTTCTTCTGGTGCTGGTGCGCCAGCCGCCTCTAATACACTTTCGGCAGGTTGCTGTCCAGCACGAATTGCCGCTACCCTTGCTTTCAGTTCAGGCGAATCAGCAGGTACACCATCAGGGATGTTGTTAATAGTGATACCGTCTTTTGTCGTTATTGAATATGGCATATCAATAATCCACAGTTACATTGGGCTGACCAGCCGCTGGTGGGTTTGCTGGTGGTGGGTTTACTGGCCCCCTGCCGCCACCAACTGGTTCAGGACCAAATACGTTGTCAGGATTGAGTTTGTAATTTGTAACAACAGCACTCAAATCCTTTCTATCTTGATCGGCTTTTTTCTGTGCCGCCTTAAGGTATTGCTGTGCTAAATCAACATACTCTTGACGCTGTTTAGAATCTAACGTGAATAATTGACCACTTTGCAATTTCTGCGAAGTGTTAAGTAGTCTTTCATAAAGACCAGCAGTATCTCTTGCTGTCGCAAATTCTGTTTCACGCACTACAGAGCCAGGGTCAAGCATCTTCATAAACCCAGTAATCAATGCAATATCGCCTGGTCCAGTTTTAGCTTTTGCCGATGCATTGATATTGGAGAAAGTTGTGCCAAGTTCACCATAAACTTTTGTGCGAGTCTGAAATTCCTTGCGTAATTTTTCTTCTTGTTCAAAGATTTTTGCTGGGTCAGCGCCACCAGTTTTCTTAAAGTTTTCCAACTCTAAAACTGCTTTTTTAGTTTCGACTCCAAGTTTGTTTGTCCTTGCTAGCACTTCATTTGTCTGTGCTTTTGTCAAACCTAAATCTGAGGCACGTTTGACAATGGCATCAACTGCTTCACGCTCTGCATATTTAGCTTTAACTGTTGCTTGTTGTGCATCAGCGGTGGCTTTTGCGGCATCAGCGGCAGCTTTTTTATCTGCGTTTTTGGCTGTGGCTTGTGCAGTTTCAGCATCCGCAAGTGCTTTATCAGCTTTAGCTTTAGCTTCAACTAATTCACTTGGTGCTTTTGCTTCTGCCCTGATTGTGCCAAGTGTCTTATCAACATTTTCAAGATACTCTTTGCCACCAGGCAACTGAGCCATCATCAATCCAATCGTGGTTTGTGCTCCAGTTGGATTCAGGTCAATCAGTTGCAAATATGTTTCTGCGGCTTTTGCATCGTTTTCACGACCAGAATTCCTCAACGCAACAGCTTGATCTTTTAAGAGATTTTTTGCAATCTCTGGTTGGCCCGCCTTCAGAGCAGAAAAAATTTGCCCTGACTGTGCAAGTCGTGTTTGTTGTTGCTCACCAGTCATCATGTTGAATGACTTAAGAACATTCTCAGCTTGATCTTTTGGCAAAAATGCAGTTACCCGCGCATAGTCTGCGGCTGTTGCATTTGGGTCTTTAAAAAGATTCTCTAATTCAGTTTGTTTTTCTTGTGCTTTCACTAATGCTTGACGTTCAAGCTCACGCTTTTGCTGTGTTGCTTGAATAGTCGCCACATCCGAACCGAGTTTAAAACCGCCCAAAGCCGCCTCAAACGGGCTTTGTACGTCAACTGAGTAATTGATCGGCTGTAATGGATTAATGGTTGCCATTTTTTATCCCTTAAAACCCAAATCCAACACCTGCTTTGCCACCAGCACCATATTGGAAACCAAGCATCTGAGCAGGCAAGTTGAAGAGTTGGCCATAAGCCTTGGCCTCTCCCAATGTGCCGCCAGCCCGTGCAGCTCCTTGTTGGGCAAGTAAATTCGACACATTTGTGCCTGTTTCGATGCCAGCCGCGCCAACTCCTGCGGCTGATGATTGCCCAGTTTTAACCAAACCGCCTAATCTTCCATAC